TCAACCGTGACAGAGACTATTAATTCAATTGACTATAGGACAGGATGGGAGTATTCAGTAACAGGGGTGGGAATAGAGAACAACGGGCAACCAATCAATCCCGATGTCAATTCCAGTTCGGTAACAATAACACCAACCACAGGATCATCCGGAGCAACAGACGGAGCAACTGGCGTATTAACGAGCTCATTCGACTCTCTGGATATGGACAGCGCAGGAAGTTATACAATAGCAGAAGATGGTGGAGCATTTCAGTTCACCCAATCATATCAAGGACCCGGAATGACCAACCAGACGATCATTCAGAGAACTACCGTGATAGAAAGCGTCACAGATACAACAAGCGTCTTTACCCAGTAGCATTAGCACTACTAGGAATCATTAATCCTACCGCCGCACTTGCTGAAAGTGTAGGCGGTGTTTCTGCGACTGCTAATCCGATTGCGAACTCCTCTGGCTCGGTAACCAATCAAGCCATACAGGTGCTCCAAGGTCCTTACATAACTAACACCTATGGCAACCAAATTAGTTGTCAAGGTCCTACTTTTAATGCGACTCCTTATATCCAGTACAGCAACTCCTGGAAGGATCCATTTGAAAGACATTATATGCAACCACAATATAATAACAACGATTTTACAGGAAGAACAACTACTCAAACTGTTACTGTAAAAAACTACCCTTGGTATGATGGATGGGCAAGAGGTCCTAACAATGCTGATGGTACAATGGGTGATTTCCTCCTAGATGAAAATGGAGATAAGATACCTATCGAACAAAACTGGTATAACAATTCAGTTAAAACCAATCCTGATGGAACTATCATGCTAGATGATGACGAAAATCCAGTTCGTTATTATCCTGACGGTGCAAGTATGCAAATTGAAATGGATGTCGATGGTCCTGATGGTGTTCCTGATAATCCAGGTCAAGTTGTATGGGAGAAACCAGTAAGAACTGACATGAGTGCCAATAATAACTTTAACATTGGTCTATCTGCTACCCTTTCTTTACCCCTTGACAGAAAGTTACAACGTCTATGTAAACAAGCTGCAACAACTCAGATAGAACAGCAAGCACAAATTACTGCTAACAAACGATTAGACTTTGAGATCGCACGTCTAAAAAATTGTGGTGAACTCATGCAGAAAGGCATCATGTTCCATCCAAAATCACCCTATGCTGCTATCTGTGCCGACGTAGTTGTATCAACACCACCTGGAACTATCATTCCTCATAGTCACGACTTCCCTAGACCTACCTTCCAAGAAGATACTACTCCTTCTTCTGAGACTCCTTCTTCTCTTTCTCAGACTTCAACTTCTTCTGATGCTGCTTCGCAAAATTTATCCCCAACATCCCTTTCTTCTCCCGATAACGGTTCGTCCGAAGTTCAGCCTGAGTCGGACGGTAAGGAGTCTTCCCAAGCTTCTTCTGGATGGCTCCGATGGCCTTTTTCACGACGGGCTTCAC